AACAATGGCTTGGGCCAGCGCAATGACCTTGGAATAAAACCCCGATCTTCCAACGCTCCCAACAACAGTCACAACAGCCGTCGCGACGGTCTTCCTGGTAAATCTCCGCACACTGCCCGTGACGGAGACCAACCCACTTACTAACTTCCCAATCGACCTAGATAGAGAGCCAGTGACAACAACAAGCCCCTCAACATTCTTCCCCGCCTGCTTCGACAAATCACCCGTGACAACAACACCGCCAGGGTCAACACTCTTCCCTGTCCTCCTTCTTGCACTCCCAACCACATCGACTTGACCAACTATATTCTTGAAGACCTCGCGTGTGACACTTCCTGTGACGGTGACTCCACCATTCGGAGCCTTCTTGTGGGATCGGACAACACTACCAATCACACTGACAATTCCAGCAATCGCCTTATGGAACAGGTTCGACCGCCCAACACTCCCAACAACAGTGGCCAGAGCGGTTGCAACACTCTTCCTGGTGAATCGCCGAGCACTGCCCGTGACGGAGACCAACCCACTCACTACCTTACCAATCGACCTTGAGACGGAGCCCGTGACAACAACACCGCCAGGGTCAACAATCTTCCCCGCCTGCTTCGACAAATTGCCAGTGACAATGGCTTGGGCCAGCGCAACGACCTTAAAAAACACATTTGACCTTGTAACATTCCCAACAACAGTGGCCAACGCCGATGCAACACTCTTCCTGGTGAACCTCTTCACCCCGCCTGTTGCCTCAACCAATCCATCAGCATGCTTGCCAATCTTCCTCGACATCCCACCACTAACAATGGCTTGGGCCAGCGCAATGACCTTGGAATAAAACCCCGATCTTCCAACGCTCCCAACAACAGTCACAACAGCCGTCGCGACGGTCTTGAGATACGTCGTACCCCCCGGAACGACAGAAGATCCGTATCTCGTTGTCCCATACCGATGGCGCCCGTACATTTACACCCCTAGGCGATCTTAGCAACTGCCAAGAAAGTATTCGTGTCTCCGTATAGAGTTTCGGTTCCTGAGCAAGTGTGAATGGTGCGCAGGTCTAAATAGTCAGTCGCGGCTAACTGTACGATGTTTGTTATTGTAGAAATCATAAGCGCGGCGTTAGAGGTGTGGTAGACGCTCAGGGCAAGCTGTGATCCGTTTTTGTAAATACCTACTTGTATTCGTTTGTCTGCTTCGGGCGACTCATAGTAGACACCTCCAGATACCTGGTAGATTCCAGCCGCCTTTGCGGTGAATTTACAGTGGTACAACTTATACACTTTGCTATTCCCGCCGCCCGTGCCGATTGTTAGCTCGTTGTCAGAGACCTTAGCAGTAACTTCACCGTATAAACCATCCGTTATGTTATAGAATGCCATAGTAAGATAGAAGGCTTCGTCCTCTGTGAATGCTCCTGTGTCAACTACTTTTGTAGAGGCATTCCCTGAACCATCGCTAGTTCCGTCGATTACAGAAATGTCGAACTCTTCCTGAATGTCGAAGCTCTCTGCTGTCAGCAGGACACGTTTCCATGCACCAGTAGAAATCGCCTGAGCCGCCGCGCCTCCAGTCATAAAAGCCCTAGCCGCAGACTGTTTCGCTATAGTGATAATCCCGCCATCGGCTATTGCTATACCATTCCCACCATCGTCCTCAAGCAACAGTCCGTCACCGTCACGCGCTCTGATCTTGTCAGTGGCAATATAGCGTCCGTTGCCGATGTCCCAGTCGTCAGTCAGAGGGACAGTCCCATCCGCGTCAATCTTGTCTGCTTGTTCTGAGAACAATTGAGCAATCTCATCAGCAGCTCCAACAACGTCAACGTTTGATCCGATAGGCCATTCATAAGCCTCATCTCCGACTGAGACATTTTTTGCCAGCGCGTAGTCAGTCGCCCCTCCACCCATCGTGAGTACGTGAGTCGCTTTAGTCGTGTAGATAATCAAACACCACTTCGTATTGCCAACATTGCTGATTCTGACAACATGCGCAGAGTTAGCAAACTCCGTTCCGTCGACTAGCGTTATGGTTGTGTCTGTTCCTCGTGTGTAGCTGGCAGCGAGAGTGTTCTGTATCTCATTACCAGCGGGAGCTGCCAGCGTCGTCATGTCTCACCTCCGACAGGGGCGCAATATACCCATATACCGCGCCCCTCAGATTATCCCTGGTTGTACTGGGCTGTAATCGTGAACCCGATCGAATCCCCAATCTGTAGATTGATCACATCGAACGTTGCACGGAGGTATAGGAATCCCGTGGTACTCGTCAGATGCGTGAACAATCCCGTCTCAGTGATTGCCTTCGGCGCACCTGTACAGGTGATCGTTCCAACCACTTGCAATGTGTCTTCCGTGGTACTGGTGGTAACCGCGCTTGTGACTCCTACCGTGCGGTCCTCTGCCCCAGGTGTTTCAAGCGCCGTGTCAGTTGCGGTAGCGGCGGTTGTTCCAGTTCCCATGTCAATCCACTTCGGCTCGTTCCCACTCGGACTCGATAGCAATCTATCAACCGTTACGGCTAATCCTTGATCTACGATATATACTACATCAGCTGCCATGTCGCGCCTCCTTCAATCTCTTCTTCTCAACGGCGTTCAGAATCTTCCTGGCGGCACGCCCCTTCGCCATGTCTTCCTTTGTCTGGCCCTTGCCAGCAATCTGCCCCATATCTAACACATCCCCATTCACTCTAGTAACTACAGCGCTGATCCGCACCTCTGGCCTCTTTACTTTCCCTGCTAGTGTCGGCATCTCAAACCTCCTCAAGGATGAATGTAACTCCACCCCACAGCCAATCTCCCCTTGCTACCAATCGGGATCTCCCGGTAACCGTCGCGCTAACTAAGTACTCATTAACGCTCAGATCCTCTCGCTCAACTTTCAAATTAAGTGTGACATCTCTCTCTACCTCAGTCAACCACGCGTCGAGGTCTGCCTGCGTAATCCTCCCATAGGTGAAATCAAATTGCTTCTTTGTGGCAATCGTGTCAATCACCAAGGAGGCGTTGGCGGTCCTCTCCTTCCTATCGAAACGAACATCAGCCTCGAATAGGTTTGTCCACCCACTCTCAAACAATACCTCACTCCCACTCACCCCAATCCAAATCCGTCCGCCTATCACTGGGCAATCACCTGACCCCTACGGCTCAACTCGGTAATGATCGGATTCATGATGGCTGGGCCAATCGCTTTCCCCACCTTCACAGAGTCAAAGAACAAACCCATCTCACCCTGTGAATTAGAAGCCCTCTGCAACGCATTCCTCACGCCCTCCTCAACGGCTCCACCAATCTGCTGGTAGTCAATCCCAATCACTTCACCACCAAGAACGGTAGCACTCTGAGGAACACCGCGTGGGCCTGGGGCAACTCCACCCCTATGGAATTCATTCCGCGTAACCTGGACACCATCATAGGCGGCGGCTCCTGTCTTCCCGATCCCAAATATGGCCCTTAGCACCTTATCCAACTGCTGGCCGAATTTGTGTGTCTCCTTCGGATCGGTTGCTCCGAACGCTATCGGGGCAGCAAACGCAAGGGCGGCACCGGCTCCACCAGGAAGCCCGCCATCTCCACCACTCCCAATGTTGGCAAGGTTGGTATTCGTCTCATCAACAGCCTTCTTCGATTCCTTGGCCATGTTCCACATGTCATCGATCACGGTTTGGATAGCTGTGTCGATCGCGGATTGAGCAATGGCATTCACCATGTCGACGAAACCTTGTTTTACTATTTCAGTGATCTTCGGGCGGTTCTCTTCGTAGGCAGCAACTTCCTCTTCCTGGGCCTCAACCCTATCCGCTATGTTGTCGTCAATCGCCCGTGTGTAGTCGAGGTCAATATCCTCCAACTTCCGGGCATGATCTCGCTCGGCCTGTTCCCTCTGTTCCTTGTACTTCTCATCCAAATCCCTTCTCAGATCTGCGGTCGCGGCTTGCCCGTCAGACACCTGCTGCTGATACCATCGCTCGATGTCTTCCAGCTTCCTATCATGGGCAACTTGCTCATCCTCAATGCTGCGGTTCTTACCCTGGGCAATGTCTGCCGCGCGGTCGGAGGCCCCTTCGATGATGTCTGTCATTCTCTGGGCGTGGTCTACTTCCTCTTCCTGCAATGTGTTATGGAAATCCAACACCATCCAAATCACATCACTGGTCGTGGTGGCAATGATCTCCTTGTACTGCGTTCCCCATTCCTCAATACCGTGCCCAATTGCAACAGTGCTTTGTACAACAACATCAGCGGCTTCAGCGGAGGCATCACCCATAGCTGCCAACGGGTTTAGTGTTCCAAGCAACGCTGCACTCATAGCGGCTGTTGCCATTCTAGCTGCTTCGGCGGCGCTGACAACCTCTCCTGTGATCATCCCACCAATATCGGTCCACTTGGTATCAACAAGTGATTGCAACCTATCAGTCATACCGTCAATATCTCCAACCATCACGCCATACTCATTCAGGATTAAGTTCAACGAGTCAGCGAAATCATTGGCAACGTCTTCATAGTCCCATCCATCACGGATGCGCTGCCCTGCTAGTTGCTGCTGGTGTTCAATCTTCACCGTCACATCAACGAAATCAGCCCAGGCAAGCTCTGCCGTCCTCAGATAGTCCTTAATGATGTTGGCTGCGAATCCGAATGTTGTCTCTGTGACCTTCGCCAATTCCTCAACAATTTTCGCTGAGGCGTCAGCCTCATTAACAATGAAACGCATTGAGTCTGCGAACTCCTCGGCAACATCCTCATAGTCCCATCCATCACGGATGCGCTGCGCCGCTACCTCCTGTGCTTGCTCAAACACAGCCATCACATCAACGAAATCCTCGCCTGAAAGTTGCGCTGTTTTCAAATGCTCGCCAAGAGCTTCTACTGCTCCTGCGAACGTGCTCGCTGTGGCTCCGGCAACTCTATCAATCGCCCCGGCTGCTTTATCCGACTCGCTCTTAAGCTCACCAAATGAATCAATCAAGTCAGTGATGTTATCATACGCCTGGGCAATCCCACCGGTGTTCTCGAACCAAACCAATGCGCCAATCAACGCGCCAAACGCAAGCCCGGCAGGACCAAGAGCCGTCGCCCACAAAGCTCCTATCGCGGTGGTTATTCCCCCAATGCCTGACACAATCGGGCCAGCAGCGGCAAGCCCTATGACCAACTTAATGATCCTGGCTTGCTTCTCCTCGGGGAATTCATCCCACGCTTCTTTCCACTCGACAATCTTATCAGCAAGGTCAGATATGAGAGGTGTCACAACTTCAGACAAGCTCAAGCCAATCTCTACCTTCAAGTTGGAAAGAGCTGCCCCAAGCTGCTCAGTCTGGGCGGCTGCATCTTCCTGGATGCCACCCAACTTCCTGGCTACCTCGCCACCCTTCTGTAGGGCAGCGTTCAGGAATGCTTGCTGCTTCTCTGTGTCGGACAACTCCTCTGCGGTCTTCCCCAACTGATCCGCATAGATGTCATAGGCTTCCGTTAACTTCAACTGAATACCCAAGTTATCTAGGATCATCGGAGACTGACGCCCCAATGCGGTGGTGAGATCGTCAACGGCCTTCGTTGCGGTCAATCCCTGAGCACGGCCCAACGTGATGGCAATCTCAACCAACTCAGCCATAGCATCGGCATTGTCGACGACACCCAATGTGAGGGCCTTGGTCGTGACGGCCATGGCGTCCAGGTTACTGATCGTCCCCAATGAGACTTCGTTGATTCTCTTAATGAACTCGGCGGCCTGCTCACTCCCGCCGGCCAAGCCTTCCAAAGCAGTGGTCAACCGTGCCGACTCATTCGCTGCCTTCAGCGCAAGCCCACCAAACGCGATAAGCGGAACGGTGAGAGCGAGAGTCATCTTGTTGCCAACAGATGAAATGTCCTTCCCCATCTTATTCATCTTCGTGGAGAAGGCTTGGGTTGTACCCTGAGCCCCCTTCATCGTCTTGTCAAACTTCGTGAGATCGCCAAGGAGTGCAACGGTCAAGGACTCAACGAATCTTCCAGCCATCTCTTACCCCCTCACAATCTTGGTCCCATATCTGGCACGAATCGCATCATGGTCAACCGTGTCAAGGTCTTCGGCTGGCTTCTCATCATCCATCGAGATTCCATGCTGCTTTGCCCAAGTCCTCCACCCGTTCTCCCACCACCACTTCAGTGCCGTGACATCCATCTCCCACAACACAACCTGTGGCGTCCATCCGTAGAGAATGGCGGTCTCGCTCACCATACGACCCAGCCCAATTCGGACTAGGCCGTGTTCGCGTTTCCCCCACCATCCCTATCGATCTCTTTAAGCTGTTTGGCAACAGCCTCGGCTCTCTCTCTCACTGGATACAGAACGAACCTATTGAATTCAGCCAGCCGCTCATAGTCGAGATGCTCGATAAGGAAATCCTCATCAACCTTGGGGTTGTTCTTGGTCGTCACCTGGGCAACCATGCCCAACATGCGCCTCAACTCTCCCTCGGCATTCAACTCAACATCCTTCACTAATTTACCAACTGGCCTATCTGAGAATGCGGCGAGTTGGAGAGTCACCCCAACAGGGATTCCAGAGACATCCACCTCTTCCCCGCCAACCCGAACTATCCGAGGCTCAAGCACAATTGCATCGAAGTCATAGACTCCATCTGGTCCGCGTTCAACGACCATTGTTTCCTCCTAGGTAGCGTTCTGTTCGTCGTAGATTCCCAACAGCTGGTCACCGCTAGCGCGCGAAACGTCCAGTGTTCCCTTGATGCTGATAGGCAATCGGATGGGCTCCAACGACTTATCCATCGGGAACGTCAGATCCAAGCCATCCTGGATGACTGCCTTGTAGACGGTCAATCGGAAGACCTTCCCATCGACATCCTCATTCGTGAATCGCATCACGCGATCGGTCAGAGTGTTTTTACCACCAGTCGTATAGCTCTGGCTGGCAAGCGGCGTGTAGTCATAATCGGCGTACACGGTTGCACCATCAGCGATACCTCCACGGGTGATGGTAATGCTGGCACCCTCGGCCTCGGTCGCAAGGTTCTCATCAACGGTGATCACGGTTGAGCTAACGGCGTTCACTGTGAACACACCGTTATTCGTCGTGTTGACAAATCCAGCAACGGTGATGTGATCTCCAACGGCTGGCTGGGCATCCCACGCACCGGCGCTCAGGGTGAAGGTGTTCGCTGTGACGGCTGCGGCAATCAAGGCGCTCGCTGTCTCAATCTCAGTTGCGAATGCACGGGCAATCGCCGTGAACCCATTCGGCTTAGTTACGACAACATAGTCACAGTCTCGAATATAGGTGATGGTTGGGGTCGCGGCATCGGCAACAACAATACTCGACACCTCACTGCGATCCCCATTCCTGTTCTCAAATGCAACGAGGTCATAGTCATTCACCTCAACCGCTTCATCGGTAATCGAAATAGGCGCAGCGGCAACGGTCGTCAGCGTTCCCATTCCTGCGTAGATGTTTGCAAACGTAGCAAGGTCAAGCTCCATCAGCTCAGCAGACACGAGGACCATGTGATCCGTCACACCCTTGCTGATGATTCCCGCATTGTCGCTCTCAATTTCCTCGGGGGTGAACCCCTCTTTGAACGCTGCCCCTCTCAGGGCTCCAACGTCCACAAGCGTTCCAACGCTTGCTCCAACCTCCCACTTCACCGAGCCAATCCGCAACGCATCTTCATCTTGTACGGTAGTCTGATCGTTGTAACTCATCATTCCTCCCAATAACTCAACACGTAATCCGCTGGCATCGTATGCCGCCCGGTAACTGGATCATGCACATACCTCGCAGTATAGAACAATATCTGCTCAATCCGTATTCCCAACACTCTTCCTCGATATCGCTGTAACGCCCAGCGGATAGTCTTCTCCAATTCCTTCGCCCCAGTATAGCTATCAGCCCATGGCGTGATCTGGAAATACACATCGACGAAATCCACCACTCCATCTTGCTCTGTATCCAACAGCTTGTAGGTGATCGCGGGTAGAGTCGGAGTCTGTGGCAACTCAGGAGAGATCCTATCTCCCACCAACGCGGAAACAGCGGCATCATCCTCAAGGATCTTCACTAACGCTGTTTCCCATGTGTTCAACTCGTCACCTTCCGAACCAATTGCTTCAGGGCTCTCGCAATCTCATCCTTCACTTCTTGCTTGTTCTGGCTCAACGCAGGTCGCAGGTATGGTTTGTATAGGAACTCCTGTACAGCCGCGTAATCAAGATCTGTTCCAGCCAGCACGGTTGCGATACCCTTTGTACGCAATTCCTTTGCAAGCCGTTTAACGACACCAGGCTCAACGCTCATTCTCCGTGGTGATGTCTCCCCTTCAGGCTGCGCTCGAGTAATGTCCGCACCCTTCTCATCCATCAAGTGCAGGCTTCTCATCAAGGTCCCTGTCAGATATGGGGCCAAATCCTTAGCGGTGTTGAGAATAGGGAATCCACCAGCTATCAAAGCTGCGGCAAGGGCCTCGTACATATCCCCACGGATCGCCTCAAACTTCTTCAGCAGATCGTCGACTCCCCTCAACTCCATTCGGATCATTCCGGGTATCCGTGGACGCCAAATTGTACGTCCAGTGTCGATGCCGCTGTCCCATCAGTCGTCATTAGACACCTCCAGAATCCACTCCACTGTTTCACCATTCACAGAGCAATCCGCCCAAGCTCCAGATACGTCGTTGATTTGCATCGGGATGCTCGCGCCAGCCTCTAGCATGATGTGGTGTGCCTCTGCCTTGGCCTTAGACTCGCCAATGTAGATGTATCCGGTATTCGTCACGCGCGCCCTCAACGTCACCGCGTATCCTTGCGGAATCCTATGCGCCGTCAATTGCTCGGCAGTTCCAGCAGCGGTGATGCCAAGCGATCCTGTTTCAAAACTCGTCATGTTGTAATCCATCACGTCACCTTCCTCACTAGCAATCTCGTGAACGCTTCTTGGCTTCCAGTCTGTGCCAATAGAATGTCATACGTCCCTGCACTCGGACCACTCACAATCACCCTCATCTTCTCAACAACGGTTGGATACTCGCCCTTCATCAAGACTGTGAAATTCGATACCACAAATGTCTGGTCAGGCAGCTTCACCTCAACACCACCATTCGGCGCGCACTGGCACCCAATGTCAGTTAACCCAACTACATCACTCCACGAATCCTCATACTCCCCATCGTCATTCCTCGTCTGGGTCGTCTCCTGAATATCGCAAGTAGAGGGGAAGAACTCCACTATCTCACTTGCCAGCCTAGGATCGAGGATCGGTCGTGTTCCCATCTCATCCCTCGTTTATCGCTCTATTCCGAATCTGCTCGCGGTATGAGAACTGATTCACCACCATCTCGGCAAAATCAAATCCTGAGTCAGTCGACAAGCTCTGAGCCAACTCACGGTATACCTTCGCTCTCTCCCTCATCTCCTGCGATACCTTGGCTCCATCAGTCTGCGTATCGAGCTGCGTGACAACCTTCAAGATCATCACTTGGTTCGACGCCCAACTCTCCAACGCCTGAGCCGACGCATGGTACACATCATCACCATCAAGGCTTGACGCTATCGTCAGGAAGGCATCAATCTTCTCATCTGTGAAGTGGTATACATCCACACCATCAAACGCCTCCACATCATCTGCGATGAGTAGGCGTACCTTCCCTCGGTTGGTACTAGGATCAAATGTGAACAGTGCCATCTCTCAACTCCTATCCTCACCCACCCACCGCGACTAGGTAGCGCGGCAGGGGGCAAGGACTACGCGACGGAGGTCAACGTAATCTATCTATCCAACTTGGGCATAGGTCATTCGTGGGTCGAGATAGTTCCCACCCAACACAACGCGAACACGGTAGTGAACGCCATCGGAACCGAAATCCCCGCCCATTACATCAAGGAGTCCACCGCCAACAGCGGCCTTGTCTGAAGCCTTCATACAAATCTCAGGCCCCTCGTGTCCGAGCAAATGGTCAAGCCCGATGGCATATCCAAAGCCGGTGTCGGCGAACACATACCACGTGGTATTGACATTGCCACTCACATCGATCTGCGGCAACCACATATCCACATGGGGCACCAAACCCTTGCGAGGAATGGGGCTGTTCGTGGCAAAAGGAGCAATGACAGAGGTCGTGTCCTCAACCGGTGCAGCGAGGTACTGCCACTGAGACGAGTTGAGAATCTGCCACAACGTGTCTTCCAATGTGATCGGGACGACAACATGAATTCCACGGATGGAAATCGGCTTTCCGTTCACATCTTCTTGCAGTGACATCAATCCCAAAGTGGTCTGGAGATTGGAAGGAGTCAGCGGCAAGGTGCCCTTATTCGTGATCGCAATCCCATCCACATCCGTGATGGTATCGCCATACAACAGGACATTCGGACCGTCTGCATCGGCATACAATCCCGTCACTTCAGCGTGATCGGTGTTCACTGCCATCTTCGCATAGTCTTCCGCTACATCAGCGAAGGCATTCATGCCGTCATTGACCAGTGATTCCCAGGTAATCTCGAACTTCTCTCCTCTCTTGAAGACCTGGCGTGTGTAATGGGTGGACGAGCTAGGAGTGATCAAATATTGACCATTCTCATCAACCTGCCTCAACACGCCTCTCCCGCCATTACGTCGGTCGCGTGTGCCTTGGTTGAAATTTGAGACGGTTCCCATCTTCGTGAACGCCATAAAGTCGGGCTCGACGATTCCATACTGTGCCTGTAGCTCACGATCGACAATCACTCCCAATAGGTTGGGGAAATCAGTCGTTGCCACGGCTTCCATCAGGTCAGCCTTGTGACCCCACGGATTACGGTTCGCCTTGTTCTCAATCAAATCAATCCCTGCCTGGATCTGCCGCTCGTTATACGCGCGACGTGATACCGGCTTGGACTGCTCAAACCCTGTTTCAGTTAGAAACGTTTGGAAACTCATACCTCACCTCTTCTTGTGGGGCCGCTTGCTCTTCCGAGTGCGACCCCTCCCCTTCTTTCGCTGTGGCTTGCTCCCAGGCTTGGCCACAACAGCTAGTCAACAATAGCTTCAGAATGGCTCCCGGCAAGGTCTGCCGTGTCAACCTTCGCAAACGTGGCTCCGGTTTGGCTATACGAGATTACTGAGGTTACCACCTGTTCAGTGGCACCACCTGTTACTCCCTCGTGTAGAATCGTGCATCGGATGAACCGGAAGTCAGTCACGATCGCATCGGCACTCGAAACAAATCCGCCATTGAAGACTACCCCTGTTGCGTAGAATCGGTCGCCGTTATTCCCAACATCGAAGTAGATGCGTCCCTCAACGCCGCCGTTATCTCCGTTCCAATAAACACGAATCGCATTGTCTGCGTCTCCGTGCGTCATGGTGATGAAGGAGTCGGAAGCAGAGTCAGCATCGCCGCCACAATCACGGAGATACACATTCAGCTTCTTTGCCATCGATGTGTTGTTGAGCAGGATACCGTCCTGGCCTGCAACGGTCGAATGATCCACATACAGGTTCTCAAGATACAGTTCAAACGAGTCGGTTTGTACGCCCGGGGCGACATTGATCACTTGATCAGCAGCAAGTGGCGCAGTCAGAGCAACTCCCCATTCCCTGTTCATACCGATGAGCTTCACACCCGAAATGATCGGCCACGTCAGGGCCTCGTCATACGTTCCATCAAGGACATAGACGACCTTGCGTGTAGCGGTTACTAGATCCAATGCTGCCTGGACTGTCAGTAGAGGAGAACCCCATGAGCCATTGCCATAGGTATCGTTTCCGCCCTTGCTAACGACGAGTTCAGCGGTGTTAATCGCAGAGCCAGATGGATCTTGGTGCACCTTCACAGCACATACGGCGGTTGCGCCGGTTGTGACAACACCAGTCGCGCTTCCGAATGGAATGTTCGTTGCTGGGCTGGAAATCTTACTCAGCACCGCAGTCGTCCGGTTGATGTAGATTCTATCGCCACGGGCAACAGCTGAGTTGCCAAGATCGTTTGAGCCAACAACATTAAACCAATGAATCCCCTCGGTGTCGAGAACAATGTACTCGGTCGCGGCCTCTGCACTCTTCATGGCCACACCAACGAGGTCGTTCATCACAACCGGATCGCCCTTATCCACAAAGCCATCGGTGTGGGTGGGGTGCGTCATTAGGGATTCCAAGAAGCTCGGGTATCGTCCCTCATTCAAAGCACTTGCCGGTGTTCCGGCGCTTTGTCCAGTATTCACATATCGTTCGGTACTCATACCCTACCCCCTCAACCCATCAACGAAGATTTCGGCCGCTCGCGTGGCCTTACCTTCATCACGGAACTTGCGCATGTACTCGGCCTTCTTCGTTTCAAATAGCTTCGTATGCGCTTCCTCGTCATCCTCTTCTCCACCAACTGCGCTCTCGCCCATCCCCTTCACCCCGTACTGGCCCTTCGGTGCAATCTCGGTGATGTACTTCAGTTCGCTTTCGATGGATTCGGCAATCAGCTTCTCAAGTGCTGGCCGATCAACCTTCCCCTCAACAATCGGGGTGGCCTTGGAAATGCTCTCAGCCAATCTCAACCGCGTGGCATCGGGCATCTTCACCTTGGGATCGTTCAGAGCAGCGTCAACGATGTCTCTGCCTTCTCTCAACGCGAGGGCTTCGGTCAGTCGGGCGTTCTCTTTCCCACTTTCGTCCAACACTTCCTGCTGAGTCTCCAGCTTGGCGTTGGCTTCTGTGAGCTGGGTCTGCAATTCCTTACTCATATCTTCTCCTTCCCCTCTATCTGTACGGTCCATCCATTCAAGGAACCGCGCCTCTTCCGACCGACCATCGCTCTCAACAAATGCTTCCTCACTCATCCAAGCATCAACGCTCTTCCCCGCTTCATCAAGTGCCTGGGCAACCATCTTTCCACCACGCCCTGCCTGTGTCACGAAGTCAAATCCGGCTCCCGGGTTGAACTTCTCACACACCTTGACTCGCTTCCCACCCTTCTCCTCATATCTGACGCTACCACCCGCACGGATAGACGCGCCAATATCAGGGCCATGATGTTCGAGGAAAGGCTTCCACCACGGGGCCACCTTCACACCTGCATACAAACCCGGTCCCTCGGATCCATTCTCATCAAACGTAGGAGTGCCGACAATCGGTCCAACCAAATCCTTCAAGGATCGCTCGGGCCTATCCTTCGACTCCTGACGCCCTGGGTGGTCAATGAACACCAACCCACCATCAAACGCGGACCCGTCTCGTGCCAACTGTTCCTTCTCATAATACGCAGAGGTCCCCTGGCCCTCGTTGATCATCAGCACTTGTGCAATTCCCTCATCATTCACAAACTGTGTAGGCATCATTCACCTCCAACGGCAATCAGTCGCCCGGACTCTTTGAACTCCATGGGCTCGCTCTTCCCCGCTTCCTGGGTTGTGATAGGAGTGTACTGAGTCTCGACGGAAACGGCTATAGAGTCGCCCAATACAACAGCCCCATCCTCACCAATCGTGTAGGGGAATTTGTAATACTTCGGGCCACCGTCAACTCCATCTTCACGATAGATGGCAAAATCATCGTAGTAGGCTTCCACCCAACCGCCATCGGCGGTGTTACCTTTCGCCAACATAGCGGCATCAACCGCAGACCTAACCTTGCTTCTGCGCTCATCGAGGTCTTCGCTCTCCCTCAACGCGGCCATCATCTTGGCCCTCATCGTCTGCCCTTCCATCTCACTCCTCCTCAAGCAACGCTCACCCTTTCCAATTCACACAATAGACCTAACTCAACCTCGTAAGCAAACCCACTTGGCTTCTTATCTTCCTCGACGTACTCAACCGCTTGCATCATTTCCCCCCATTAGTTGGGCGATGGTCCGCGCAGCTCTTCAACCTCGGACTCGCTCTCTCTGGCTACTCGGTACTGCGTATGGTGTCGGCATCCAGGGTGCTCAAGCCCATCCATGATCCCGCTGGAGAATGCTTCATCCTCAGGAATCCACCCATCAGCCAAGTCTCCCTGGCAAGCGGCGGACGTGCGCCCATCATTCGGCCCACCACGCGACTTCTCCATCTTCAGGCCAACATCCTTCAACTCACCAATCAGCTGCGCGCCGCCAGCTTCATACGCATTCCCCATCTCAGTGACGGCAACCAGCTCAGCACGAGAAGCGATATGCTCCAGCGGTGATCCAACAGCGAATTGCTTGAACTGGTTTTTGATCGACCTGGCAACAGAGCTATACGACTCGCCCTCTTCCAACCCATTCACAACCAAGTTCTTGATGTGATTCTTGGTTGTCTTGTTCACCCCAGCGATGTCCTTCGCTGCATTCTTATCAGCCCACTTCACAGCATCAGGGCTTGGGAGATCGAACGCGTTCTGGAGGTCAAGGTTCTCATTCAGATCGTCGTAGCCCCATGTGTACCCATCGAGGATGCCACCGGCTAGGAATGTCTCACCCTTCCCAACGGTGACCTCAAGCGCGGCATCGATCAGGGAATCCAGCGCGGTATCAATAGCGGCCTCAACAAAGAACTTCTCTATCGATGTGAGACGCTTCAATACCTCTCTCCCCTGCCATAGGAACCATGCACGGAAATCCTTCTCCAGCTTCTTCTCAGCAGCATCCTTCTCCTTCTTGGATACCGCCTCAAGTAGCAGCGCCGCGCATCGGGTTACTTCATCCGCTGTTCTCACTGCTCTCCTTCATCTGCTTCATGGACGCTGTTAGTGCCTCGGCCAACACAACAACCACATCATCCGTTCTCGCGTCGTGCTCCTCGGCAAGGGCTTCAACGGCACCTTGGAGGGATGCAACAGCGGCAACAATCGCGCTCTTGTTCGTGTCTTCGCCCTCAGGGAACCACTCCGCTATGACTTCCTCAACGCTGGTCTCACCAAGTGCATGTAGGATTTGCTCGGTCGTGTACTTCGGATTGATCGTTCCTGCGAACGGGAACCCACCAAGATTGGCACCTGTTACAATCGCCTGGACACGGGCAAGCACATCGGTCTCAACAATGTCGGGGAATACCACATCAACATGGGTATCGATCGGCTCGCCATTCTTGTCTGGATCCTCATTGGCCTCGTCATTGGCATACACAAACTTCTCGGCACCCCAATCATCCTCAATCCAATCGCCACTCAATCCTTCAATACCAACCTCAGCAGCGCACTGGATGACAAAGCCCGTGACCTCTTCCCACACATCCTCCCACAATCGCTGACGGCGCAGACACTTCAACTCAGTAGGACGGTCAAGTGATTCGGCGGTTGCCAATGACCCAACGCTCACATCGCCAAAGAATGTCTCAGGCCATCCAAGGGCAGCGAATACCATCAGTGCCAACCTGCGGCCATCCTCCATCGATGTGGTAGCCCCTGCGGTACGGATCGGCTGCACGCTCGTACCATCACCGTGTATGGCAGCGCTCGCAACGGAAGGAGGCATACTCAAATCACCATCATCAGCGATGCCGGAATCCAACCGCCGCTTCATCGCAGCACGGGCAGCACTCCCACCCTTCGACGTGATGTCCCAAGCAAAGCGCGCATAACTGGCAACCAACGTTGACCAATTCTCAAGGAACTTGTTGTAGGCGCGAGCCCAATCCTGGGCGGCGTACAGTTCCGAGGTGCCGAACATCTGACCACGGACTGCGTTGACCTTCACATGATAGATAGGGTTGTCCCAATCGATATCAACCTTCTTGTACGTGGGGGGCTTATCAGTCGGGCGGTATCGCCAGTCGGGATACCACATCTTGCGCATCTTCCGCTCGCCCTTCACGCGCCACTGGCGGAAATACATCCAGGGCTCATCGGCATCATCAGGGTTACAGCGGATGGTTCTTACCTCATCGAAGTCCACAAACCTAACCCGCACCTCACCCTTCCCATTCTTGAAGAACAGGAAGAACAGATTGGCGGTAATCTGTAGATCGATCTCCACCTTAATCATCTTACGGATGGTGGTCCACACGGCTTTGTTCAGTGGATCATCGAGGAAGGATTGCACAACACCATCAACCACGGGGTTGACCGCCTTGATGGTCACTCCCTGGGCGTACACATAGTCCGCTTGTAGGGTTACACCCCTTCGCATCAACGGGTTCTTCAAATAGAACAGGAAGGAATCACGGGTAATCTTCCGCAAACCTTCCCTCGAAAAGTCAGTCTCATTTGCACCAGATAGCGAGATCCACCCACGGTCCTCTCTCTCCAACTCGCTCAACTTCTCAGTGAAGTTGTCCCGCATCACCCTCATATCCTCGGTCAAGCTCTCCACTGTGGGTGCCTTCTGCTCACTCATCACTCCCCCTCAATTCCCTCGGACCTCGGGCAACCACATCATCATTCGCCCATATCTGACGCCACTCTTTCATTTCACTCACGGGCAACAACCTCATCGCATAGCCCATCCCGTCGCCTTCACTAAGCTCACCCATCACGAATCCTCTTTAGCAGCTTTCACAGCGCAGTAGCAGATTGTGTCAGGATCAACGACATGAATTGCGAATAACGCATCTAGTCCGCCGCTCTCTTCAAAATTCAACCCATGATCTCCATCAAGCAGAACTTCCATCACGTTCCGTAGATATACCCACGCTTTGTCTCGCTGATTTATCTCATCCAACACCAAAGCACAAGCGTTGCGGTCGGTGGTGAAGGGTAGGCAATGACGCCAATGAACAACCGTTGCGTTTTCGTAAAATTGGCACCCTGCATACTGTGGGATCGCACAATTCGCCTCTACCTCAGTATCAAAGAAGTCAAACCCTGTTTTGCCATCGTCTGTTGACAGAACCCAATCATCAGAAGATGGTGTAATCTCCGGGAAATGGTCCCAGACAACTTGGTTCCTGGCTACTTCATCCAGAGCATCCCACTCAGCCTTGTTCATTCTTTACCCCCACCAACAACCGTATTCTAGCACTTGCACCGACCAAACGGAAATCAGTATTCACTTATCCCCTCTCCTCCACCCACCACAACTCTCTGACGCGACTTCAACGGCAACCCCTTCAACGTGTGGAACTGATACCGCCCACAATCCGGCAAGTGATCATCGCGCTTGATCGGGGCCACGCCTGCCACCTCACCGGAAACAGGGTCGGTCATGTAGCTGTACTTCCTCATCTGGTCGTCGAGGTGAGGGCACTTCCCCCGGAAGATCTTCCACTTCCCACTCTTAATCATGCCCGCCACTGTCTCAATCCCCGCCATCACAGGATTGTTCGCAGGGTAGAACGGGCCACATCCAAACTGCATCAGGTTCACCACATCGTTCAGGCGCGCCGGATCGTATAACCATCCTTCACATGCACCCTGCACCTTCGCCTTCAAATCCGCGGCATGGTCCTCTGCCGAGCGGGTGTAATTCACAAAGTAGTCGTCATAGGAATAGTAAATCCCATCATGCCAGAACGTGAACAGGCCACCGTAGAAGATGCCCGGATCCAACACCACCCACGATGGCCATTGCGGATCGATGTCAAACGGCTCCACATACATATCAGTCTCGCCATAGTCGGGGTACACCAGGCCCATCGGCTTCCTGAACAATCCCAGGTAACGCATCTCCCACATCCACAGAGGCATCGTTCCCTTGGCCCTCTCCATCTCCTCAGGGTCGTACATCGGATTGGCGGTCGACGGGAATGAGATGCACTCATACAGCTCATCGCCCTTCAACCAAGGGAGGTAGATTGCGGAGTAGTACCAGCCCATGTTCGTAGGGTATCCACTGAACAACGCGGGGCCTTTGAACAGCCCGAGCCTCGCCTGAATGATGATCCAGATCAACGATGGCATCTCGCTGGGCTCATCAATCCACGCACCTCTCGCGTGGATCCCCTCAATGCGAAATGGATTATCTGCCGACCTGAAATAGATAATACCACCCGTTGGGAGGTAGTAGATGTCCTGCGAGGCTGAGAACCTACCCTCAAGGTATGTGCCCCTGTATGCTTCCTTCAACAGCGGAATCAGTGTGTCGTGCAACATCCGGTAGGTACGCCCGATCACAAGGTACTTTGCACCCACCCTATTCTCATTCTCACAATCACGAGAAATGAGATCCGCTAGCCACCACGGACCCCAATAAGTTTTTCCAGATCCCGTCCCACCAATCATGGCAATGTATCGCTTGCCATCATCCAACGCGTCAATCGTCAGAGATTGGTGGTCATACGCGGTGATCTCTTTTATCCCTGCTTCCACTTCGACCTACGACCACGGCCATTCAGCCGCCCCTCGTTTACTTCTCTACAACTACAACCTTGTGAGTCTTTGCGCAATCAGGGCAGATGGCTTTCATCCCACCACATCCTGGATAGCAAACCCATCCACTCTCCTCAACTTCCTTCTTCTCGAATTCAAAGACAGACACAATATTCGCGTCATAGAACGTCTTCCCTCCGCAAACATCGCACGAATAGTAGTCGCATCCAGCCATCAGCTCACCCCCACAACCAACCACACCCACAACCACATGAAGATACCAACTCCCCACGTCCACCAGAATAGGATCTCCCACACATCACTCATTCGGCATCTCAGGACTAGATCTAGTAAACCATGAACGCTTGAAGAAGCCCTTCTTGTAACGAAGCCCTATCCCGACGACGACGCACTCATGACACGCATTAACCGCAACACTGTAGGACTCCGATCCGTTAACTCGATACAAGCTCAGGTCATATCTATCACACCCAGCAGGAATGAACTTTTTACATAACGCGCACTGGTGACCCTCCATGCCAATCAACCATCCTCATGCAATATCTTCTTCATCAAACGTGCCTCCATCATCCCATCCTTCAGATACCATCCACTACGCGCAACGAGTGGATACTCAGCATACTCATACCCTGTATCAAGCAATGCTTGTGTCGCCCTCAGCCTCAATGGCCGCGCACCATTATAGGAGGGAGTGCCAACAACACCCCCTCTCCCAAGTCCGGACGCAATCTGCGCAAGCGCCTCAACCAACACCTTCTCCCTGTCACTCATCGCTTGATCAACCTCCTCAACCAAAATCGGAACCTCCACCAAGGGGTGATCTTTCGGATCGGACCAACCCTCATATAGCTCACAAAGGGATTGTCATAGCTCGTCTCAACACGAGGCTTGGGCATTCTCCACTCAACAGGCGCGTTCACCCACCCCTTATCCTCCATGTCGCCCAATCAACCCCCTCAACCACTTCCCCACACTCTTCCTCTTCTTCATCGCTGGCATAGGGCGGCTCAACTCACGAGCAGCCAACGCCAACTTCCAACCACCACGGGGCAAATACCGGCTATCGCAATACCTACGCGTACCGATGTCCACGGGAGTCTCCCTTCAACCAACTCACCAATCGCCTCCACCAACTCAGTCGACGGACGGGGCGGGCGCGGATGATAGGCGCCTCAAATGGTTCCCACCCCTTCCACGCACTTCTCCTATGACGGTACTTGGCAACTCTCCTCTTCTTCCTCAGATTGTCTCTGTAGATCCCACTCATTTCCTCACCCCCACAATCTCATCAATCCGCTGTGCCAACATCTTCACCATGACGGTTGGAATCATCGCCACATCATATTGCACATCCCCGCTATCTGGCTTCTCACCATCAACCGGCACGGACTCGACGTGGGCCACCATCGCAAGGGACAGCATTATCCCATCCCCTTCCTTCCCATCTGTCTTGATCGGAATGAGCATCCGGCTAATCGTCGAGCCGTCAGGGTCCTTCCTCACCAACTTCATGCTCACCAACCGTGCGGCCTGACCAAACCGGAATGTCGCAAACATCGGGAACGTCTTCAACAGCTTCAACGCTCGCCAAGGGGCAACGACCTTTCCCCACATTCCTCTCACACGGTCCTTCATCGTTCGCTTCGCCTTGTCAACCATCACTCACACCTCCCTCATATCTGAGCCTCACAGAACGGGCACCACATCGCTGGAAGGAATCCAGGGCTCTTCGTCACACGGGTCTTCTCAAACCACCCCACCACAAGCGGCCCCGCCTCATCTCCATCCGATACAGGCGTCCACTCCAAATGGTCTCTATGCTCGATCAGTGCTTTGAATAGATCAGAACAGCACACCTTCTTCATCAGTCCACGGTCCCAAACGTCATCTCATCATGGGGGTTCAACGTGATCTTCAAGGCGCCATCCAACTGCCAATCACCACCAACCTGGCTCATCGATGAGGCCCAACTACCTCGCAACAACAGGTAGGTGTTCTTCTTCTCATCCACACCCACAGTCACTTGGTCTGCTTCTTCAAGGCTGGCCTTCAGATGATGAGCGTCCTTTTGCTCGACACACAGAGAAGGCTTTGACTTGTTGAGAGTGTGCCGCAGGTAGATCCCTGCATCATCACGGTGGCTATGAGGCTTACCGCGGGGGCCTAGCTCCAACAGCTCAATCAACTCATCGTTCCTCACACACTCCTTCGGGAGGAGCCCACCAACTTCCTTCTGCATCCACTCACCCGTGATGAAGCTCAGATAATCTACACGGCAGACTGACCCATCGTGATACTTCACGCTTCTTCTCACTGCCAGCCCATCTCTTCCGTTTACAGGCTCAATGTCGATCCTCATTTCTCTCCTCCTTCTGCACCGGTACTCTATAAGCGTGAGCAACCGCACTTTCCTTAGACCTGCTCTATGTCCTTACTTCTGCTACGTTCAACTAGGAATATCATGCGAACACCTCCAACCCGTCAGATAGAAGCCACTCCTGCATCTCCATCTTGTTGCCACTCTCCACGCGCACAAACACAGAACCAGTCGGCAAATGGAGCGTCCTGGGGGATGTGGCGTCCACTATAACCCTATAGCCAGATGACTTGACGAACACACCGACCTTACCAGTGGTCAGATTCTTAACCTGCTCCATCCGTGGTGCCTCCATTGCCATGTCTCACACCTCCATCGCACACATCTATTGTATCACCACAACACGACGAATACTAGTCCTCATCCCTCTTCTTGCGGTGGATCACTATCTGCTTCTTCTCGGTCACGGTCGCATCCACTTCACTCTTCTCAGTCTGACCCAACCAGTTGGCACCGAGGAACTTCTGCATCGGTACACTGCCCTTCTCAACGCTGTCCCACTGGTGTCTTCGGAGCGATTCTCTACCCTTTGCACGCCCTCTTCCTATAGCGTCCGCAATTGCAGGGTCCTCCTCTCTCCTCCTATCCAATGTGTCCACACTCACTCCAAGGGCGAATGCTATCTCCTCGAACGTGCATTGAAGTTCAGCCAAGGCTTCTACATTTGCAGGATTCAGCTCCTTCCTCGGACGACCCATCTTTGCACCCGGCTTCTTCTTGGTCATTCCTCATCACCCTCCACACAAGCTGCTAACTTCTTCTGCAACGCACACGTCATAGCTGGGCCCTAGGACAAAGCCTGATACTCAAGTCATCAATCGCCCTCTGTAGCTGGTCAACCATCTCCCATCCATCGTCATCTGTCATGGGGCCGGTGGATACACCACATCCTTCATAAGAACAAGCAACAACTGGACGGCCATCCCCATCAGATAGACACCGTATCCTCACATTGATCATCTCACGCTCCTATACCTCAACGCTCTCCACCATGCCACACATCGCAAGGGAAAGGACAATCCGCCTCAGATATGAGATCACGAGGGGCTCGGCTCCTCTGTTGGAACTGGCTCATATCTGAGGAATGTCAACTCGAAATACGGCGCAATCTCGCATCGTCCTTCTGGCCCGTACTGGCCTTCTTGCCATACAGCCTCAAAGAAATAGCTGCCGTCTCCCTTGTCACACTCATCCATTCCGTCGTCTTTGATGTCTTGCTCGATCGTTCCTATCATATCGCCAGTGACAGGACCATTAGCCGCACATACGAACGGGGCATCGCCATCCAGATAGAACACTTCAATCAACGCTGGTCTTCCTCGGATTGTTCCCTTATCTACCAGCACCTTGTCTGTCTGCGGTGAGAGGGCGGTCTTAGCATCTCGAATAGTTTGCCTGTCTGGTGTCTCGCCAAACTCCATCACGTCTGCGCTCTCACATGTCTCAATCAGGCTTCGCAACGCCTCATCCTTCACAGCCAGCGCAGTCTTCATGGCTTCGAGTTCAGAGCGTGCTTCTCGGATCTTCGCATCAACGCCAAAGACCTCGTGCATGTCTCGCTGGCAGTCTAAGGCATTGAGTAAATCCAGAATCGCTTCAGTCTTCATCCTTCACCTCCTCAGATATGGCGCTGATACGAGCGCGAAGAGCTTCCCATCTGTTTGCGGATCTCTCCTCTCTCTTCAATCAACTGCTCAACCACCTTGACGAGGAACGGGATGTCAGCGCGAGCGTGATTGATGAAGATGCCATCTTCCAATGTAGCTTGAGGACCCTCACCAACCCCGTCGAATCCAACGTCTAGCGTCAGCGATGAAAATCCTATGCACCAAGGATCGCTTGTGGCAGCAACCTCTCGATCTCTGATCTCCTCCAACCGCTTGGTGATGTCTTCAGTCTTCATCCTAGCTCCCTATGTACCACAAGCCATTTGTACCGCTCGGCATCCATTCGGTCACTCCACCATCATCATCGATCGCCGTGATTCGCAGAACGTACCAACCAGCGCCAGGGAACTGGTGGACAATGACCTCACTCCTCTCCAACTCAGCATCACCAGCACCAACGCGGTAGGTCACTCCACCCAATCGAATGATCCACTGCACTATCTCGCCGTCAGGATCGTACCCAACACCATACACATCCCACTCGAATGGAGCGTGGGCTTGCTCACCATTGGGGCTGTGCAGCGCGCCAAACGAGATCACCGGCAACTGATTCGGCACAACCACTGGCTGCTCTATCGGCAACGGGCCAAACACCACACCATCATCCGTAAAATGCACACATCCACCAACCATCGCAACACACGCCAATACTGCAAGCACCATCACAATTCCCTTCATGACTCCTCCTTAAATAGAGCAAGTGCATCAGACACCACTTTGCAATCCGGACACTGACAACGAGGATTTCCTTCAATGTCAGGACACACGCCATCGTTCCACGCTATTTCCAGAGCCTTCTTCACCTGCTCAAGATGCGTGGCGATGATGTCATGCAGCTTTAAGACCGTCATACATCCAGTAGGGTATTGTATGTCATCGATCTCTTGAGCAATCTCCTTCGCAATCTTCATGCTCCGTCCTCCTCATCTTCTTCGATGGCGGCGTATCACCAACCACCCCAACCAAATCTCAATGTATCCACTTCCATCCTCAACCCAATCCCACTTCTGGAATCGTCGGAAGGTCGTGAATATCCATCGGAATTCCATCACGGGGACGCCTCCTTGTTCGTTTCTACAGTCTTGAACTCGACAACCCACACCCACGGATTGACATCCCATCCGAAGCCACGCTTGGCGTTGATGGAATCCCATAGCTCCTCGAACCCGACCAACAGACAAGCCTCTCTCTCGGCGCTCCTCATTGTTTCGATGCCGCCGTACTCGAACACCAGCCCTTCACTCTCGATGTCATCAACAGAGATCTCCTGCACTCGCTCAACACGAACGTCTGTGATCTCAAGGAGGATGCGTGATGCCCAGCGTGGCATGAAGATCGAAGGGCGCTTCCAATACATACATGTTTCTCGCGGTGTTGTTTTCGTAGCAACTTGAGGGTGAGCAGCATCAAAGATGACTGTGTGTGGCGTCTCTGCTTTGAAGGTCCACGCCTGCTTCCCAGACTTTGTAAGTCCATTCTTACGCCAGCGGCCCCAGATATGACATGTCTCTCTTACCCACAGGCGATCACTAGGAACACCGTAAGGGCAATAGTCTCCCGGCCATTCATCGCGATCAACCTCGAGTTGGTCTGCGGGTTGAGGCTTAATCACACGCCGCGTCTGAGTCTTCCTTCCATCCAATACATCTCTCACCATCTCGCCGTTGAACAGGATCGGTCTCTCTCTGAGCGCTATCTTTTCCATAATTCATCCTCCATCGCACTCTCCTATTGTATCACCACAACACGCGGAATACTAGACCGGCTTGAATCCCTTCACAAACTTCACCATGTTCTTGCGGATCTCATCGGCCTCGATCAACACATCATTCCACGCCTCAGACTCACCGTTGAATCGGTGATCAATAAACCTCTCCCTCATCTCTTCTCCAATCGCTCTACCAAGTTTGAGATCTCTGCCCAGTGGGTAATGTCGTCTATGTCCGTTATCTCAACTGGGTCTGGAGCTGGCCCGTTTGGGTCGTGGTGTAGAGCGGACTCGTCATATACCCATTCATCCAACAACACAACATCTTTCAAAAGCCCTAATTCGGCTGATAACATATACACAATTGTCCCATCAACTGGCACTTGTTTTTCGCCAACCGGAATGAATTCCAGCTCGACCTTAATGTGCTTTGCCATCTCTTCTCCTTTAAATTAAGTGGAGGCCCTGGTCAGCCACGCGCTTCCCACCGGGCTATCCCATCCGGGGCTTTCCCGCTATCGAGTGAACCAAGTGCTAATGACGTTCCTACTCACTCGAATGCCTTGTCCGCTGTGGGCCTCCATCATCTTCAATGTCTTATCAAGCAAAGTGCTAAGCATCAGGCTCTCCCCGATGCTCTATACGCCACTGTTCCCACGATGGATCAGTGTTCTTGTGGTCGATCCATTCTTGAACGTCAGGCTTGGGCTCGAACGGGACAACTTGCCCGTCTTCATCTGGCGATGAGCACCGCTCGCACAACTGGTCTGCTCCAAATTGATGGTCTCCGCAGAAGTATAAACCACACCCTTTGCCATCGCCGTATGGCACTCCACCACAGACATGCGCCAACCCACGATCGATTATCTTTTCACATCCTGGGTGGTCACACTTGGCAGGAACTCCATACCCGATGTCTCTCTTCCAGTTGCTATCAAACCCAATCGACCAGCTCATCCGTCCCCCTCAACCTCTTCTCCCGTCCACTCCTCAAAGCTCACCATCGGAATCTCAATCCCATCTCCGACAATCTGGACTTCCTTCCCCCGCTTGAACTTCAACCCACCCTTGATGGCATTCACAGTGAGCATCGCCAGCCCAGCCCTTCCAACCTCGATCGAGAAATCCATCTCCCTCTTCGTCCTCACCAATACAACGTCACCAGAATCAACCAGCTTCTTCAACTTCCCTGGCAACACTGTGATGTACAACCGGGGCTGCGCTCCACGAATTCCCTTCTTGATCATCTCACGACGCACACCAGTGAAGGACATTCCGCCCCTCGCTCTCTCGATGAATTCGACGGCTACCGTCTCTCCACCCTTCCCGTACTCCCCGTCATAGATCAACTCCATCTTCTGATAGTTCACCTCTGCCGGCCATCCTGTTCCAACATCCCCCGCCCATCTAAACACATCAGCGATCTTGTTGGCCTTCAGAGGGTCCCATCCAAGGGCTGAGACTTGCTGGTCGAACGTACCACCAACATCCATCAGGTCTGCCCCTCGCCTCAGGTCGTGCATCATCCGGCCAATCGGGGCGTCGATCTCATTCACAGTATGGAGGTGTTGTACGGCGGCAATCGCTGCCTTCTTGTCCCACTTACGGTAGAACCAAAGCTCCTTCTTGAGGTACGGGGTGCCATCACCTTTCAGCACAACCATGCTCCCCATATCTGAGAGGTTGCCGTTCTCATCAAATGACGGGGGCACAAACTCGGTCCACTGCACGAACTCCTGGTGAAGACCGTGGCACTCAGAACATCCAAGGGCTAGGTTCGGGGGTTGGTTCTTCTTGTGCTTCGCTGGCAATCCACCTGCCCCTTGGTGATCTCTGTGGCAAACGTTGGTGGCCTTATCACCACCACAGAAGAATTGGCACTCCCCCTCATCTCTCTCCCACACCGCATCCCTTGCCTTCTTGCCAACCGTCACCTCACACCTCCTTAATCGTCGCTACTAGAGCATCGGTCAGTTGCTCTGGAGTTGCTTGAATAGCAGATGTGAACAAAGACATGTTCGTCATGACAGGCCCGAGAACAATTCTCACAAACTGATCACTGAAGTATTCCCACAAACCAGATGCCTCAACCTTCTTCAGCAATCCGTCATCGCCGTGCCATAGCGAGATGTCGGTTGATGGTGACCAGGCCAATCTTATTCCGCCATTACCAGTCGTCGCAGTGAATCCTCCTTTGTGCATCTTGATCTCGCGCCCATCCCACATCCAATCAAGCAACTCAGCCAACCTCTCGTTATCATCCACCTCACACCCCCTTCATCTCGGTCTGCTCAATCACCCTCAACAGGACATCGCTCAGCCTGTAGCCATAACATGCCCAACCTGCATCCTCAAACCTCGGATGATCCTGCAAGATCCACACATGCCTATCGGCTCTCATCTGCCCATTCAACCACTCCTGCGACAAAGCCATCTGCATGCACTTTTGGTATAGCTCTGGCGATACCACATACGTTACATTCATTCCTCGCCTCCTTCGACAACAACAGATGCCGATCCATGAGAGAGGAGGTATTTGCGAAGGTCGATCCACTCTTGATTCCTATACCCGCTGTAAACGTAGATGCGCGGTTCTGTCAGGTTGTGCCCGTTGATCCTTAAATACTCATTGCACCCATGCTCAGTGAAACAGCATGTAGCAAACTCCCATTGCACCTTGTAGTAGACTCGCCGCCATGGGCCAGAGCCCCAATCCCATTCATCCTCATCGAACCCTTCTGGCGCATCTTCTGGCGCGTCAATTTTATTCTCGTAATCGTTACAGTTCGATTGCAGCCAATCAAACATTTGCCCTTCTGTGACCGACCAGTCACCGCTACCAACCGAGTACCACTCGAACCCATCGTTGTGATAGTCAGAATCAACACCAAATAGTTTCTTCTTGTTTTGCACTACAAACACAGGCTCGGCGGTGATCCTGTTATCCTGCGTTTCAATCTCGTGCGCTATTTGCGCTAGTCGTTCCTGCATCATTCCTCGCCTCCTCGGAGCGGACACCACTTGGGCGGCTCCTCTTGCACACGGTTCCCATCCAACAACTTCCCTCTCCCATGTAAGTTCACATCGTCATGCTTGCACTCCCACCACCAATCCTCACCCTTCGTTCCTAATCCACTGTGATCACACGAGCCACATGAGCGGGGAACACGACCGGAATCCTGCCCATTTGAGGTGGCTGTCTTCCTTTCTTGGTCATCGTTTTGCTCCCCGGTCATCTAGCTAATCACCCCATCGCCATGATGAATGCTCTTGTGTTGGCTGTCGGCAATGATGGCCCTTCGCAAACATGGTCTCCTCTTGTGCCACCACGGACGCATCTGAAACGCACGCTATAGGATGGCTCCGATTCTCCATGAGATGATGGTTCGGTCTTGTATTCAGACGACCACCAGAAGTCATTCTCCCACGCCTTGTCAATTAGTTCTTCCATAGCATCCCAGTCGTTTGGGGAGTCTGGTAGATTTCTAATGTCATCCTTTGTTGGAGCAGGAAACGCAGGTGGATAGTCAGCTTCATTTGGAGTCACCCAAGCACCGATAACAGATCCGCCAGTCACGTACTTGTAAGTTTTATCGCGCTCCCAATGCCACCCCATCAACTCAGCAGCCTTGACCCGCAACTGCTCATCTGTCATCTTCATCACTTCGTCTCTATTCACGACCGCCCCCTTTCTCGCCCTCTATCTTCTTCCGCGCCAGCTCCGCCTTATCCCTTCGCTCCTTTAGCCCACGCTCATACACGTCTGAATCTGCCCCGCCCGATGCCCGAGAGCGCCCCGTCTCTACAGGCTCGTCCTCCCACCTACGATCAGTAAGCCACCCCTGCGCCATCTTCGCCGTCTGGTCAGGCCGCAGCGTCGCCCTCCTCGCACACTCACGCTTCGCGCCTGCTACGATCTCGTCTACTAGCTCTCTGGTGAGGGACTTGATGTCTAGCCATGAGTCGGCGGCGGCGGCCTTGCCTCGTTTGTAGTTGAACGCACCCATGAACTCATTGAACCATGTGAGCTTGTCGCCTGCGAGCTTGCGCCCCTTCTTGCTCATATATGAGGTTGTTTCGGATGAAGGTTCTTCTTGGTCTTGGTCTGCCTCTTGGTCTGGGTCTAGGTCTAGCGCACCGTTTACGGTACGTTCGCGTTCCGTTTTCGTTACGTGCTCTGAAATAACATTCTCTTCTATGTTTGCGGGCTCTCTTGGGAACCTCTCATCAGCTGAAACATCATTGCGAAGTCGTCGCCTCGGATTGATCAAATGGATGTACTCCGAGCCGTTAACGGTGTAGAGTGCCGCGAGAGGTCCAACCGTGTTCGTTACGAGTTCGGCACGCCAACGGCCCGTATCCGTTGCAGATACTTCCCCCGCAGCAAAACGATGCCCATAAAGATAGGCTAGGATCTGCTTCGGATTGCCGTAGTAGTTGCCATAATCGTCAGCCTGGGCTACAAGGCGGGTGAATAACGTCTCAGCGCCGACTGAGATGGAATTGACTTTCTCGCTGAACGGGTAGCCTTTGAGAAGAGGATTCCAAGGTGCGCGGCGTGTTGTATCTTTTGCTGGCAAAAGCCATCAACTCCTATCGGAAGAGTAGTGTGGGCGAGTCACCCCGATAAAGGAGCGACTTGACAGGCAAGGCTCCGGCTCCTCGCCCACGCATCTATTGTAACACGTTACTCTCGATGATCCAAATCGAACTTCGACCTATTCGACAACCATGGCGTCAAACGCAGCCATAAACCCGCAAGCCGCCCTCAACGCTATAACCCTCACCCCGACATCGATCCCTTCGTTGTCTCGCATCTTCATCATGTTCACCCGTTGGAGGGTGTCCGTGCTTGCGAACGGGCGGAGGAGGTCAACAACCCCTTTCAATCCGAGGAGGTCTGTGGGCTCACCGGGTATCAACTTCTGTTCTAGCTCGGACTTCAACTGCGCCAACTCATCTTTCACATGGTCCAATTCCTCGGCCATCTGGGATGTCTTGACAATCTCAACATCGATCCCCTCTCGCAAGGACGCATTCCCTGCCGAAACCTCAATCAGTTTGTCTGCCAACACCGACTTCGTAAGCTCCATCAGCTTCGCTTTTGTATCTGACATATCATTCCTCCTCAAACATATTCAACTGCCCAGTGCCCATCGACCACTCGGCGTGTCGCTTTCCATTTGTCTGCGTCACCATTCGTGTATTGATTGGCAACCCCTGCTGCCTCAACTCAGTGATTCTAGCGGGCGACTCCACACAACCGAAATCCTTGATGCAATCCATGCGAGTCAACACCCTTCCACTCTCCAAGGCTCTTAGGATCTTCTTGCCGGCTCCTTCCTTCATTCCTGATTCACCCGCGCCTTCCTCCCAAACCGCACGTCATGGGCCTTCACTTCAAAGTGATACCGCTTCGCATCTCCTTCACCCGTTTCAAACGTCCGCAACCTACCCTCGACCCAAGCCTCATCTCCCTGGTTAAGGTGGTTCGCACAAGCCTCGGCCTGGGGGCCAAACACTCTCACCGGAACGAAACTGGTATCCTCCCTCAACTCCTCACCAACCTTGTACTTGTGGTCAACGGCGATCCTCATCTTGGTCATGGCGGTTCCCGTTGCTGAGTACGTCAACTCAGGGGGGCGGCACAACCTCCCCCCGATCAGCACTATATTGTTCGCGGACATTCCTTCCCTCCCCTCGTGTTCCACGCAATCTCTGCTTCCTCGCTTGTCAGCTTGTACGGGCCAACCCCGCCACATCCACCCTCTCGGCGGTCACACACAACTGCCATGAAATCCGGGCAAGCCTCCACGCCTTCAATCTCAGATTGGAATAACACATTCACCGGATCAATCTTTCCGCAGAACGGGCACTCGCTCACTTGCATCCTTCCTCCTTCAATCACACCAAGACCATGAACACCACGGGCAAGCCATGATGTGAGTCTCCCCAGCTTCCTCCAACGTGTACTTCGGATGGTCGGTCCAACTCTTCCCACACTCCACACACTTGGCATGGGCAAAGTGGGGGACTCCTTCCCGAGCACAGTAGGCGCGTTGCGCCTGGATCTTCTCATCCTTGTGACGCAACGCTCGGACCACTCGCCGGTAGTCACCCTTCTTCTTCACCGGCTTCCTCCTCCTGCACGTTCCCCCCATTCCCTTCAACAATCAGGACTGAGACCTCCTTGCCATCTCCAACTCGCTCCACCCACACTTGCCCATCGGCTTCCTCGGCCATCTCCGCAATCAGCTTCAAGTTGTCCTCATCCAGCAAGGACCCATCACGGATCAACACAACCTTCAGTTCTGGGTTCATTGCGAATCCCATCGCCACGGACGTTCTCAACTTCTCAGCCTGGGAAATCTGGTCGAACGGGATCCCGCCAAACGTCACGCCATCCTCACCAACTCCTAGACCTGGGATGGGGAACTTGGCAGCGCCAACCTTCTCAGCCTTCTCAACATCGATCTCATTGAGTCGGTCGGTCTTGGCCTGGGCCTCATCCTTCTTCTCACCCAACTCACCCTCAATCAAATCAAGGGCTAGGTTGGATCGGATGGCGGCATTGATCGAATCAGCCTTCGATAGCTTCTCACGGATGGGGGCGGTGTCGACATCTTCCAACTCATCAACCGCGTCCCCCATCTTAGCAATCGTGGTTTCCTTTGCTTCTGCTTTCTCAGTCTCTTCCTCAAGGAGGGTATTCAATCTGGCTATGGCCTCACAAGCCTTCACCTTCTCCTCTTCAATCACCACCAACTCAGCACGTGCCGTGGCGAGAATCAACTCCTTCTCCCTATTCTCCTCGTTGTTTTTCAGAGAGGCGGTCAACTCCTCCATAGCATCATGGACATTCACAGGAGCATCAGGCACATCATCAATCCTCTTGATGCCATCGGCCTGACCCTTGAGAGTCTTCACCCGTCGATTCACTTCTGTCCGCTCTGCGAACACTCTGGCCTTCTCCTCATCAAGTTTGTCGGTGTCCAACCCTGCCAGCTTCTTCAACAACGCCAACCGCGCCTTATCATCCATCGTGGCAAAAGCCAGCGGGTCAAAGGAGAGGTCACCAATCATCCCGTTCAGAATATCCTGCGGTGACTGGGCAACGAATCCACCCGCCTTGGCCTCCACCTTCAGATATGAGTCGGTCTCTGTGAATGATCGAGTCACAATCACATCACCTAGATCCACCTTCACACTGCCCTTCTTCGCTCCCTCGCGGATAGGCTTCTTCGGCAACAGCTTCTTGCCACCCAATGCGTAGGCGATCGAGTCAATCACTGATGTCTTCCCTGCCCCATTCTTCCCACCAATCACAACCATCGAACCATCCGGCTCAATGTGGACAGCCTCGACCCTTTTCACATTCTCAACATCCAATCTGACGATCTTCTTTCCTTGCATTACGCCTCCAAGTCACCGGGGATTTCTAGCTCTACTCTCCTGTCCGTATACGCGTTGAACGCCATGCGCTTTCCTGCTATCTTGCGCACGTAATCTATCAGCGAAGCATTTGGGCTTTTACCACGACCACACTCGCTGACCAACACAACGCCATCAGTCACCTCTCCACTGTCGAAACTTGTCATCCAGTTTCCATCGTAATCTGGATATGAGATGGTCAATTTCTTGTCGAACGTTCGGGCCAGTTCTGTTATCTTCATTCTTGCCCCTTGCAAGCAACGCCAATCTCAAACTTGAGACGGGCAAAGTCCGAGGTCTTGGCCTTTGCCCCTTCAAGGTCAATCCCTTTCTCCTTCGCAAATCCAAACAACTGTGGCTGATCCCATCCAGCCTCAGATGCCATCCGCTGCGCTTCCCTCAAATCCTTCACACCCGACTTCCCTTTGTACGTCTCATCGGCCAGGTCGTTGAACTCATCCCACCCATCTAGCTTCCTCAGGTTGGGGGCTGCATTCTCAGGGAACACAGTATCGGCCAACGCCTTAGCTCCTTTCCTACCTTCACCAAGATCAACCGGATCAGTGATGTACTTCGACCCATCCCACAATCCAAGGTAGATGTCTGCACCCAATCCCAACCTCTTTGCAGCGGTTCCAATGGCATCAGTGACGGCCATCTTGTACGCCTCATCAGAGTTGTGTACCCCATACTTCTCAGCAGCAACGAACATCGAACCACCCGTACCAGGGATAGCAGCGGACCACACGACCTCACCATCCGCCTTCTCCATGGTCACATACAGATCCACCCGGGCGTGGGCAACAACCTCAACCTTCTCTCCCTCGTGTTTCCCCTCTCCCTTCAGTACCTTCTCTCCTCGGTCCATCCACAACGCGACAATCTCATACCGCCAACCAAATCCAACCGGACCAAATACTGCGGTCAGCTGTTCATACCTCCACTGTGGGGAGATGTCAGTCATGCCCTTCAACCTACCGGCTCCAATGGGCTTCAATGCTTCTGCTGGCGGTCGCCTGAGCTGGTTGTACACGCTCAAGTTCTTCACCATCTGGTCGGTCATCCCTTGCACCTGGTCGCTCATTCCTCCCTCCCCTTGCTCGTATCATCCAACGCATCAGCAGCATCAAGCCGCGCATCCTCCTCACACAACCGCCGCACCCTAGCAATCTCCTCCAAGGTCATCGGCTCTGTGACGGGATCGAACACGTTAATCGGCACGCTTTGCCTCCTTCTCCATATCATCTCGCACCAACTGCCTCAGATATGAGCTGGCTTCTCCATCTGGGATGTTGTCCAAATGCTTGATGATGTCCTTATCGGTCTCCATGTTCAGCGTCATGTGAACGCGATCAAACTTAGCTCTCTTCGCCATCTTCAACCTCCTCCAACTTGGCCTTCAATCCATCCGGCATACTCATCAACCGCGCTGGCGCCATCTCCTGAGCTGCGGCCACCAACTCAGGCATCTCCGCTTCACTCAACCACTCAATCCCTTCTTCACTATCCAACGCAACCAACCTCTCATGATCCTTCTTAACTGCCAACGCGGGCTTCATCCCTGGTGACCAATACACAGAATCACCATTCTTCATCCCGACTTTGAAATGCTGCGACATCTGAACCTCCTTGCACCTTTCTACTGTATCACCACATCACACCAAATACTAGGCACCCGACGAGTCATCATAAGAGAACAGATCCAGAGTAGCCGCCTTGCGGTTAGCTGCGTGCAAGTTATTCACTGCGACAGCGAAGTATTCAGGCTTCAGTTCTATCCCTATGAACTCCCGGTTATTCTCGATGGCGACGTATCCGGTAGATCCAATGCCAGCAAATGGGTCTAGGATCAAGTCGCCGGGGTTGCTCCATAGTTTCACGCAACGTTCGATAGTCTCAAGCTGTAGCGGGCATATATGGCGCTCGTCTTTCTCCGTCCTCGCGACTCGCACGTTGAGAGTATTCGTCTCTCGGATGTTGTACCAGATAGGACGCGCCCATTCGATCCACGTGTTATTGTCCATCTCGCCGTGTTCAACTGGCAACACTGGCAGCTCGTTCTCTCCAGGCTTCTTGAACACTAGAACGTAATCAGCGAGCGCAGGACGTAGAGCAGATGAATCCTTATTTAGCGTGACGAACATCAGCGACTTAGCTTTCGTCCTGATAGCCTGCGCTTGTGGATCTTTGTCGATGCACACCTCGCCATAGTAATGCCATCCTCGCTCATCGAACGCCTTGATAACATCTCCCCTGAAATCCTTCAGGCCGATATACCCATCATGGTTCTTCGTGGCTGGGACTTGCGCAACGTGGACAGCGCAATTACGACCGGGCAACGTGACCCTCAGAAGCTCGTCGATGATATACTGGAAGTGGGTGAAGAACTCAGTGGGCGTCTTGCTGTTCCCTAGATCTCTCTCAGTCGGGCTATACGTGTACAGTGATAGGAACGGAGGGGAGAAGACGGACAGCCCAATGCTATCCGCATCTATCTCCCTTAGACGTTCCGTGCTATCTCCTAATTTGATCTTCCACCCTTCGCCAACTTCTTCATCCTCGGAATAGTTGAACTCAACCGCTGACGCTTCCTCGATTTCTTCTCGCTCGTATTGTTGGACGTTGTTAATTAGCTGTTCTGACATAGCAGTCGCTTGAGCCTCCTTGCGCATCACGTTCATAAAGATGTCCTTCTCGATGTCTGCCAACACGATCCTCACGTTGACAGGATTCTCTTGGCCGAATCGGTAGCATCTGCGGATCGCCTGATAGTATGCTTCCCAAGAATCAGACAGCCCGACGAATAGCATGTTGTGGCAGTTCTGGAAGTTCATACCGAATCCAGCTATCTTCGGCTTGGTCACTAGAACGCGGATCTTTCCAGCCTGGAATGCCTCTAGTTGGTCACTCTTGTAATCTAGTGAGTCACTACCTTGGACCTCAACAGATCCATCGATAGCCTTTGCCATCGCGTTGCTCTCAGCATTCAACCCGCACCAGACTAGCCATTGTTCGTCACTCTCTGTGACCATCTCAGCAGCAGCTTCAACCTTGGCTCCGATAGTCTCTCTTCGTACCTTGGCACGATCCTGGATGCCTTTCAGCTCATCAAGGAACAGCCTGCCGCTAGGAACGTAGCCAGCGTCTACGTACATCGGCTCGATAGACAATGGAGGCAGATCGAATCCATCGTCTGAGTATCCGAGATCGGACGGACGTCTCACGCTCATTCCCCACGATGCCATCCACTTATAGAACGCTTCGACAGCGTGGCCCTTGATCCTCCATCCTTGGGCGTTCTTTGTATTGGCTTCATGAACGAAGAAGCACGCGAGCATATCAACGCGAGACATGATGCCAAGGAACTCTGCATGATTGGCGATCTCAGATATGTCATTCGGCGCGGGAGTAGCCGTGCAGCATAGACGATACTGAACCTCTGCGAACATCTCGATTAGCTTCTGTCGAGTCTTGCCGTCGAGAGACTTCAATATGCTAGACTCATCAAGAACAACCGCGCCGAACTTGGACGCATCGAACTTGTCAATCATCTCATAGTTCGTGATGAAGATGCCATGTCCGTCAGGCTGATCCCTGACATACTCAATGTCGACGTCGATCTTCTTGGCCTCGCGAACTGTCTGCCTCGCAACGCTCAGAGGCGCAATGATCAGCGTATTGCATCCAGTGAGCCTAGCCCACTCTACCTGCATGAACGTCTTGCCGAGTCCGGTATCTGCGAAGATTGCAGACCGTCCCTTTCTCAACGCCCACTTCGTTAGATCTCGCTGGAATGGAAATAACATCTGATGAATCTCTGAATCATCGGCGTGCTTCCCAGACGCACTGAATACGAGTTTCTTTGTTGATAGAAAATCCTTGTATTTTCCCACACCGCCTCCTGTCCTACATAACCACTATATCACCACAACACTCTATAATGCAAGGGCTACGGACCGCTTTCACCTTTCTTCCATGTTCGACCTTCTCAAACGGACGGAATCAATTCACTGGATCAATACACCCAGAGGTCTTCCAACTCGACACAAACACCTGATCTCCACCTGTCACAAGGCAAAAAGAGAGGGGATGGGTGTGAGCCCATCCCCTCCGCATTCACTCTCTGTTCTATCTCAGCACTCACCATTGGGGCCAACATCAACCACCCATCTTCCATCCTCCCAGAACCACTCAACCTCCACGGTGAAATCAAACACCTCAACCTCATCCCCATCCTGCCAAATCACGGACAACTCTCCGGGCTCGGCAACGCGGAAGGTGATGTACTGCTCGGTTGTGGGGGTGGCTCCTCGAATGTCTAGGGTGTAGCTGCCGCCTGCATAGGGCATAGGGCCAATCGTGACCTCCACCCAGTCATATCTGGCGGTCGCTGTCATCGTCGCCTCACTGCTTCCAACCTCAGGCAACTGGTGACTACCACACGAATCCCACGGGTAGTGAATCCTCTCCCTTTCTGGAGGTTGAACAGACAACGGGAGGTAAGCTATGGGCCATCCGCTTATTGGTTCAATCGGGGCGGTCCACAACGGGAAGGTTACACACACATTCGGAGGCAAACTGTGAGGCCAATATACTGTGTCCTTGACCGTCTTCACAGAAGACATGACTGTGACCTCTTCAATCCACAATCTGCTGTCGCGGATCCCCGTAAGGTTTCCTAGCTCATCCTTCCCCGGCCGGAAGTCAATCAACAACTTCTCCCCAGGTTGGACGTTTGCGTTGTACCACATCCCCCGGCCATTGATCAGCGGGGCCAGCAAGTTCCCATCTTCTCTCCGCGCCTGTTCCCAGGCTGAGAGGTCGATAGCCAACTCATCATTCTCATCGTTGAACAATTCCTCAGGGCCAAGCTGCAACATACAGCTGCTCAAGGCCATCACACACACAATCATCACGCCAATCAATATCGTCTTCATATCCCTCACCTCAAAGGAGAGGGGGTGATGAGTTACCCCACCACCCCCCGGTGCAAGGAGGGCACGTCTCCGGCTGGTCGTGGACCGGGTTCGCGCTCCTATGAAACATACTATTCAGTAGATGCCTCTTCCTCGGACTTAGCCGGGAACAAGTCGTAATATGCTGTGATGCCAACGCCTACACTATCACCATCGAGGAAGGCAAGGACCTTCACACCGGATCCTCGGGGATTCTCACAAGAGATCCCAACGAGCCAGCCGAGATTCCCGCCAACAATGGCAAGGGCATCTTCATCACTCTCAAATCCGAACGGAGTTCCGAATCCACCAATAGCGCGCCACTGGAGACCATCGGCCTCACCAGGGAATAGGTACGTGATCGTTACAATCTCCCAGAAGCCGCCGAGATTGAGGGAGAAGTCATCGCCCGTCTCGAACGCCAGGAGCGCAAGGTGCAGATTCGTTTCAACTCCGATAGGATCTCCCAACCACTGCATCCCAGCACTGGGTGCGCCCCATACCGTGTCAGGGTAATACCCAAAGCCTAGACCAATCGTGGGGCCTGCAAAAGCCATAGCCGAGCACATCCCCAACACCGCAAGAATCGCAATCAATCGTTTCATCTTTATTCCTCCTCTTCTCCAAAGTCAGGAATGTCTAGCGCCTTCCTGAGATTGGCAACAAGTACATCGTCGATCTCATTATCGGTCTTCGCGGCTTGATCCTCAAACCAATCAAGAATCGAATCCATCAACCGCTGGTAATTCTCCTTGGTCAGTACCGACTCAATGAGCTTACCAATCACTCCACCTGCCATCTTAAACTTCAGCCTCTTCAAGAATCCCATTCGTATCCTCCTCCACTTCTCATCTAACGTATACCTCGACCAATACCACAATCAAACCAATCGCAAACGCAACCCCCCACCCTGAGGTAGACAACAACCATTGGAATCTCTGGCTGCGCTTGGCATCTTCTTCATTCTCCTCCATCTTCTCCACCCGCATCCTATGATCTGTATTCCGCGAGATCTGCAAATCTAATGCAACAACCCCATTCCCCTCGAACAAGCGGCGGTTCAGATTTCCAACTCCCTTCTTCGCATCGTCGGAGTTCTTCAAAATCTGCTCCAACAGCAAGTCCCTCTTCTCAGATCTGGCGGCGCACAATTCCTTCGTCACGAATTCGGTAGTCATCGATTCTCCTAAAATCCGGCACCCTTTATCCCTGGCACAACCGCCAAACAATACATCTGCGCAATCAAGTACGGTTGCCAATCATATTGCTCCACACCCGCCGAGTTGTATCGCCTCACTTTGTTGTTGATCGATGAACCGGCAACCTGGAAAGAAGCCCACACATGCCCAAACTGATCCACTGCCAAACTTCTTCCCTCGCCAGCCGATGGCCTAACGCTCCACTCATTAGAACCATCATCTGTGTCCCACTTCTCAACATATCGCTCGGACCCTCGGATGCAATACCCGTATCCATCATGGCCAATCCTCACGCTGTTGATCTCTCCACCGCGAGGTGAACCGTCTCCCCAATACACATACCCAGCAATGCTAATCTTCATTAGGTAGCCATTCTCTGTGCCTATGTAGAGCGACGGGGTGTCCTCATCAATCCCCATCCCAAGCACTGCACCATACGTCGAGTTGGAATTGTAGATAGTAGAGTTATTGCCATTTGTCGATATAAACCGATAGATCCTTCCCTCGCTCGCCCCATTGTAGAAAGCTCCATACAGTATTCCAGCACTGTAATCAATCGCCAGGGCAGTGCATGGATTGAATGGGTCAATCCTTATGCTCTTTGTCCACACAATCAACTGCTCGCCAAATCCTGGAGATGCTGGATTGTCGTCGACAGCAGTCGGGTGAATGCACTTCACATCCCCAACGAAATCACCTGCGTACACGAACCCATCGGCATCAACACAAATCGCAAGGACGGGGGTAGTGAACGCTGTTACCTCCCATATCTGAACGCCATCGATCCCCACTTTGTAGACACTGTTAGCACACGCCCAATAGGAATTGCCATCGCTATCACAAGCCACATCGGAAGGGTCTTCATACTTCCCGCCGGCATACACCGGCCACCCGTCCAAATCGGCCTCATCATCATCAATCCCGTACAGCCTGTCTGACGCTTGCTCACCAACAAACAACTCAACGGTAGCAATCCCGATTGAGATAATGGCGTCGTCTATCCTCATTGAGTTTGTGGCGATCGGGACAATGACATCTCCAACACGGCCATACTCACCGATGACTGGACAGATCACATCCCCAACCTTCACGTACTTGCCTTCAGCCATCTACGGCACCTCGTAAACGAACGCGAGCCCACCATTCTCTAACTCTCCAACGTTAGGAACCGTAGTCATCAGCTTGATATTCCTCGCTTGGGCTACCGTGTATCCAGTGTCAGGGCCAACACACACCAACTGCCCTGTCATGGTATCGCCTGCTGTCAACACGTAGGAGGTTCCAATCGCGGTGATCTGACCTTGGAGAACAGCGTCAGCGGCAACTCTTAATGTCGCCTCATCAGTAACCGTGGACTTCAGTGCAACATCTTCCTCGGCTGCCGGTGCTACAGCCTGAACCCTTCCCGCGGCATCCCTCACCATGAAGGTGCTAGGAGTAGCGATACTCACACCACCATGCACTCCGCTGGTAGCGTCGGCGTGTTCCTTCAAATAGACTAGGTTCTCACCGATAGCATTCAAATGAGAATCCAGTATCGGTATCGGCGGTGTCCAATCAACCTTTGGCGCTGTCCAAGCCATCTCTCCCCCTCATCACACTGTCCATCTCATGTACGGTACAACACCATCGCCATCTTCACCAAACCTCAAACCAGTCTCAGTGAGAGTTCCTGGAGGCGTTCCCGCGATATCAAGGCTCGTACGGAACATCAATTTGGTCTTATTCCCAGCACCCTTCTGAATCCAGCCAATGCCTGTGGCGTTCAATACGATCTCATTCCAAGCATCCTCAACCATATCATCACGGGCAAGAGACCCACCATCGCCTGAGTAATGCGTCTTGTCATAATCCCCAACCACAAGCGGATCATGCGGATACGTTGGCTGTCCACCCTGCACAACCAAATCAAAATCAGCGGACTGATACACGTTGTTGATATACACCCATATTGAAGCCGTGAGAATTGTTTCTCCTGCCCCAATCTGATCTCCGCTGGTGAAAATCAAACTCACTCTCCTAACAACCTTAAAGCCTGCGATATTAGACATCTCAGCTTGCAAAAACTCCGTGCCACTAAACACAGAAGTGCCAACAGCTGCATTATGGACGGTAGTGAAATTAGCCCCGAAGTTCTGCACAAAACCAGAACCACTAGTCGCCTCAATCTTGATCAGAGTCGCATCACGGGAAACCCCACCACTCACAACAACCTGCCCACGGATGTTCTTGAATATCTTCCTTCCAACCACACCGCTAACAACAACCTGCCCAGCTACCTCTTCTCGGTAATCAACAAAGCCAAACCGCAGCCCGTCATATCTGACACGCAGCCCACCATCAAAGAACAGGTCTTGTCTCTGCAACGCGAACTCTCCAACTACCTCATCGATATAGTCAGGAGCTACAACCCTATCCCCCAGCACAAGGCCAATGTTTCCGCGCGCCATAATGTTCACATCACGCCGGGGGTCCTTGTAGGATTCTAACAACGCGTCCGCAACTTCCGAGGCTCTATCAAACGTCTGCCAGAATTCGGATGTGACGGGCGACGGCAAGGTCTGTCTTCCATTCACTGAGATACTACTAGCATCCTCAGAGGTTGCATTCTTCTTGCCCTGGACATCCAGCGGCTTACCTGCGATCGTGATCAGCGTCACGACCTCATCACCTGCATCGGAATTGGCATACACCGCAACAGCACCCCACGCGTACTTGGTCACACTCTGTAGGGTGATGTTCGCTCCACCGGTAATCAGCGGGTCTTGGACATCGACAACAGGAACAGTGTCGAAGAAATGAGTCCGTGAGGTTGTGCCCAATCCCTCAACCGTGAATTCCTCTACGTCAGTACACACATCGATCTCGCTACCGGGCACCCTCGGTTCTGCATTCGCCCGGACTTCGTTAATCATCTCGCTCCACTTCAATGGGTGTTCAATCTCAAAGAAGTTCGAGCGTGTGAATTTGAAGTCATGGACGCTCGCAACAGGCGATTGGTACACATCGATATTCACCTTGCCATCCCTATCACAGAACACTTGACCCAAGGCTCCCGCTGCAATCCTCCTCAGAGCTTCTCTGTGGGTCATTCTGTCGAACCAAGCATACGGAACGGTAATGGAACTCAACCCGCTCCCGATCATCCAATCAGCGGAAGTCAATCCAGCGTCGGTCATCACAAGTTCTGCAAGGTCGGCCAGTGTGTCGTTCTCATACACTTCGGATGTAGTGAACTCGCTACGCGCCAACCTATCTAGCATGTCCAATGACACGACCTCGGCCCATGCCTCTTGTTCTGGGGAATCCCAATCACGGGTATAGAAGACGCCAAGTGACCACCACTGTCTCACACCGGACGGATATACATCAGCACCTAGCCACGCCTGGATAGCACGGTTGTTCAACAGCTTCCCATACAACGGGCTTGCCGTATTCGCTGGCGAGAACCTGTCATCAATGTTGTTCAGCCTTACGGTCAATCGGTTCGATGAGATATTCCCCTGGGGGATCGTCTCACCTTCATACTCTGTCTCTTCCTCCAACCGGACGGACATCACTTCTCCATCTTCGGAGAGGTACGTTTCTTCGAGGGTTGTGAAGAACTGGGCGATCTTGGCAACCGCACCGGCACGTGACCACTTCTCCACCTCAAGGGTGATTTTCACAATGCCTGTCTGGTCAGGGTTATCAAACTCCCAATACACTTCCGTGTTGCCAGTCACCGCCTTGGTGTACTCCAACACATCGCCCTCTGAATACATTCGGATTGTGAAGTCCTCGGCATACTCATCCAACGCATCATCTCCAACGAGCTTCAGCGTCTCGATACCCCTGGCTGCAAACTCCAACGTGAGTACAGGAGGGGACGCAAATACGCGTGTAACAGCATCGGATAGCGTGGCACTCCACCAGCCGACACTCGGACTTCCTGAGGACGGCATGGGGTGGTAGGTTCCCGTCAGGTCGTTTCTGTGAAGGGATGCCCATGGGAAAGCGGTTGTCTCAACATTGTCATGTGTCTGCGCCGGGTCGGTTCCTTCTCCTGTCTCGGTAGCGGAAGACTCAACCCCAGCGGCAAAGAATGGATCTGTGTACGTGATCCTCACCTTGGCAAATATCTGACGAGGACTCATGTTCATCGTGTAGCCAATGTCAAAGAGGTCCGTGTCGACACTACCAACTACATCAACTTGACCAACTACATTCTTGAAGACCTTGCGTGAGACACTGCCTGTGACGGTGACTCCACCATTCGGAGCCTTCTTGGGAAGCCTTAGAACAAACCCAACCACACTCACCAAGCCAGCAACAGTCTTAAAAAATACGTTTGACCTTGTGACACTACCAACAACGGTCACCAATCCAGCGGCAACGGTCTTCCTGGTAAATCGCCGAGCACTGCCAGTGACGGAAACCAACCCACTCACTACCTTACCAATCGACCTAGATAGAGAGCCAGTGACAACAACACCCCCCTCAACATTCTTGCCTGCTCTCTTCGACAAATTGCCAGTGACAATGGCTTGGGCCAGCGCAACGACCTTAAAAAACACATTTGACCTTGTAACATTCCCAACAACAGTGGCCAACGCCGATGCAACACTCTTCCTGGTGAACCTCTTCACCCCACCTGTTGCCTCAACCAATCCATCAACATGCTT